GAGTGATGCGCCTCGATGTCACCGAGGAAGTGGCTCCGCTGCAGCCCGCCTACTCCAATGACGTCTCGACCTCTGGGTTCGTCGGGACCGTGACCGGCGTTGCTCGTCTCGGTGGCAAGACGGCCTTCTGTGTCGCCACGTCGGGGGCCTACGCCGAACAAACGACCTACGAAGGCCAGGGTTCCCTGGACTCCGGTCAGGTGTTCTTCGGCACGGTGGAGAACAAGGCGCTCCTCGCCCTCGATCTGGCGTTCCTGCCGTTGCTCGCCGGCCAGACCGTCAAGGGTGAGGTACATGACCAAGCCGGGGTTCTGGTGGGCTCGGCCACGCAGGCCACTGTGGACAGTCAGAGTCTGCACATCGATCTTCAAGGGGCCCAGGTGGTGTCGGCCGAGGTGACCATTACCCTGCTCGGGCCGGGCTCCTCGTCGCCGATCTTCAAGCACTGGAGGATGCGCTCGTACCCCGTGGCACCGGAAGTGCTGCAGTGGATCCTGCCGCTGATGGTCAACGAGGGATACACGGTCGGCATCGGTGAGGGTGTGCAGCGCTCGTTCAACATCCCCGACATGCACATCTGGGCCGAGACCTTGCACGCCAGCAAACGACTGACGTTGCTGCGCATCAACGAGCGTGTCTACAACGTGCGGCTCGACAAGTTCGAGTGGCACCCGAAGAACTGGGACAAGAGCGGCGACGGCCCGCAGGGCATCCTGCTCGTGCAGCTCGTCGCGGCGACATAGGAGGATCGATGGCCAACGAATGGATTCGCAAGGACATGAGCGGCGGGACGGTGGCGACGACCGAGGTCGGCGCGATCTCCAACGTCGCGCTGACGATCACCGTCGCTGACGGATCGACCTACCCGGACGGCAGCGCCGGCAAGTTCGTCATCTGCATCGACCGGGCCCTGCCGACCGAGGAGAAGATCCTCTGCACCAGCCGTAGCGGCAATGTCTTCACCGTCTCCGATCGTGGCTACGACGGCACAGCAGCGGTCGGCCACTCCAACGGCGCGCCCGTCGAGCACGTCATCGATGCCTTCTCCCTCGAACAGGCGCTGGCGTATGCGGCGGCGGCGGCCACGACTGGCTCGATCTCCTACCGTTCAGCAGCGTTCGCCTATGCCGAGATCGCGGTGGCGGGCAAGACCAATCTGCCGCTGGTGGCCGGGGCCTCGGTCCCGGGTTACACCGCGCTGACCCTGGCCGGCCTCGCTACCGAAGTGCTCAACCTGCTCGTCCCGGCAGGCACCGTCCACGCCACGCTCGGGGCCACTGCCGACACCGGATACTTCCTCATCGACGGGTCGTCGGTGGTCAACGCACAATCGCTCTATCCGGCGTTGTGGAACCGCATCCCCGCCTCGTGGAAGTCGGGTAGCACGATGGTCATGCCCGACTGGCGAGGCCGATGCCTGGTCTACGATGATGCCGCCGCAGTGTTCGCACTCGGTGGTTCGGCTGGGGCGATGAGCAAGGTCATCGCCAGTGGCAATCTGCCGCTCCACACGCATGACATCAATCACGACCACCCGAACGTGACCTCGACGGGTGAGTCGGTGGGCCACATCCACAACGTCAACGGATCCACTGGCAACGACGGCCCGACACACGCCCACCAGGCCCCGCCGAATGCTGGTACCACAGCGTTCATCGTCAATGGCACCGGCGATCTCGGCAGCGCCAACCTAACCGTAGGTGGCGCGGCCTACGCCCTCAACTCGGTGACCGGACCGCCCAATGCATTGCACCAGCACGCATTCAACGTCAACTCACAGGGCAACAGCGTCGGCCACACTCACGACGTCAACCTTCCTGCCCTCGGTGTGACGGCATCGGGCAACGGTGGCTTCGCCAACACTGCACTCGACGTCACTCCGGCAGTCGGAGTGGTGAACTTCCAGATCAAGGCGCACTGATGATCACTCTGTTCCTCGGCGACGACGTGCAGCAGGCTGTGCCCGGCTGGCTCGACAACTGGGGTGGTGCGATCGTGCTGATCGCAGCGGTCTGTGCGGCGATCGGAGTGCTGTGGACGAAGGTCATCTGGCATCCACGCTCGCCGATCCGACGCACCTTCCTGTGGGTGTTCACCCGGCTGGTCAGCGAACCGATCACGCGCAACTGGAACAAGCGCGCCGAGCATCTGATCGGTCACGTCATCACACCGCAGCTCGACGGGCTACGTAAGGAAGTGCGCGACCTTGCTGAGCTCAACGAGGAACAGCACAATCGCAACGCCTCGCGGATCGATCACCTGTCGGTGGAGATCGAGTCGAACAACAAGATCGTCGCCAACATGGTCGATGCCATGGGCAGGTACATCTTTCTCGACCCGGCCCTGCCTGCCAAAGATGACATCACGGACGAACATCCGGCCGTGGAATAGGGTGACGCCGTGACCGAAGTGCTCTATCCCAACGGATACAGCTCGACGGGTGGGCCCGGAGCTCCAGTCCCGATGAGCAAGGTCAAGGCCCGTGCCGATTGGAAGATGTTTGCACCGGAGTTCGCTCGACGCATCGAGGCGCTGATGATCTTCGGCGAGGGCCGCATCGGCCTCGGCGGCGGCGGGCGCTCGACAGCCGGCCAGACTCAGCTGTTCCTGTCCCGCTACCACGAAGACCCGAATGGCTCGATCCTGTGGGATGGCAAGCGCTGGACGAAGAACCCCGGTGTGGCCTCAGCTGCTCCGCCAGGCCGCTCGTACCACGAGGACGACGCCACCCCCCAGGGTGCAGTCGCTGCCGACATGGTTGGTGATCTGACCATCCTGCGTGACTCCGGCCACCTGTTCGGGCTCATCGAGTTCCACGACGTGAACAACGAGCCATGGCACGCCCAGCCCCTCGAGCTGCCTCACGCTCGCAGCGAGTACGTGGCTGCCACAATGGCGCCGTTGCACCCGTGGACGTTCCCCGGGCCGCCGCCACCACCACCTCAGCCAGGAGTTGACATGGAACTTGCAGTGATGACCCTCGACAACACGCAGCCGCCGACCACGTTCCTCGGCTACGTCGATCCGGCACAGTCCGACCTGGAGTCGAACAAGTTCTGGAAGGTCTACTGGATCGATGGCAACGATCCGCAGGCCATGAAGATGCTCGCTGACCAGCGCGCTGGTGGGGCCAAGGAGTACCACTTCGGTGAGCACGTCAGTGTCGCCCTGTTCTACGAGAATGACCGGCTCCCGGCCTCTGTCCACAGTGACGGTCGGCCATGGGCCAAGTCCGACTGGGGCGCTGCCCCATTGGTGAAGTGAGGTATCGATGAACCTGTCCGATCTCATGACTCGCATCAAGGTGGTGGCCACCTCGGCGCTGGCCTGGCTCACAGCGATCGCAGCAGTGCTGACCGTCGTGGCTCAGCAGATCAAGGATGTCGCCGGCGTTCCCGATTGGGTCACGCAGTTCGTGACCGGGGCCCTTGCCGTCATCACCGTCATCATCTTCCAGGTCCGCCGCGTCACGCCGGTACCGGATGAGTTGAAGGGATTGCTGCCGCCCAAGGGGCCCGCCGTCGACATCCCGCCGCCCGCTGATCGCGGGCAGACCACGCTGCACATCGTGCTGATCGTGCTGGCGATCATCGCGCTGATCATCTTCATCTTCGCCCACATCGACGTGAACTCGAAGTCGTTGGGCGAGCTGCTGTTGAGATGACCTTGCGCCGGTTGCTGGTGTTCACCGCGACGCTGTGCTGCGCCTACGCAACCGTGATGTTCGCGCTGCAGCTGCGCTTCAAGAATTGAGCAGCAGCCGGACCTGTGCCGGTGTGTCAGCCACGTAGATCACGGCGCCCGTGCTGAGTGTGATCTCGCATGAGATGTCCGGATCCGGGTGAATCGGTCGTGCGAACGACACGACGTAGCTGCTGGCAATGTGGCGTGGACGGCGGCGCGCTGCCCCGTTGAGCACTCGCTGGACTTCGGTGACCTCGATGGTCTCTACCATGGCTATCTCCTGAGAGTGGGAGTGGTTCGGCGGCGCTGGAGCACCGCGAGCATTCGACCGACATCGTCGTCATCGACCGGGGCGACGACGACTTCGACACCGCACAGCTCGTCCTCGAGCACTTCGTACTTACTGAGGCCGAGACTGACGATGCGGGAGTCATCGATCACCACGTCAGCGTCGGTCAGTGCATCACCGATGGCGCGCATCAGCTTGTCGAGATCAGGGGGATACCGGGCGAAGTCGATGCCCTGGGTTCGGATTGCCTTGAGCCTCGACTCCGGCATCGGCAGCAAGAACCTGCAGGCGACCTTGACGGGAAGAGCACAGTCGAGCGGCCAGCCGGTCGCGGCGATGGCGAGCTCGGCGACATCGACCACACGCTTGCGCCACGCCTTCAACGCACCATCGTTGGTGGCAATCAGCTGGGTGTGCTTCTGGTTCTTGATGGTGATGGCCTTCATCGATCCCTGCGGTACGGGAAGGCCGGAGACGAAGAAGCTGAGTTGTTCGGTCATTGCCA